GTACGACGGCAGGCCCTACGGTCCCGCCACGGACAAGGACAAGGAAGTGATTCCGGGTGTCACCCGTTTCCGTTTCAAGCGGAAGGCCGGTGGACGCATGGGTCCGAAGTCCAAGTCTCCGGGCAAGGTCTGGGGCTGTGAAATTCCCATCTTCGGAGCGAGTGGGGACATCCCTGTGACCGAAGAGGTATGGGGCGGTTCGAAGGCGATCGTCGCGTTCCAACTCCAACCGTGGTGGACTGCATCCCTCGGGTTCGGTATCAAGCTGAGCATCGAAGCGGTACAGATCCTCGAACTCGTCTCCAGCAACGGTGCTCGGACGGCGACTGCGTTTGGATTCGAGTCCGTTGAGGGCGGCTACGTCCCGACAGTACAGGAGCCCGTCAATGAAGAGACCCCCTCAGTACCAGCAGAGGAAGACAGCAGCGCGGAAGGCGGTGTGGAGTTTTGATTCAAAGCAAGAGAAGCTCTTCGCTGAACTAGAGCTAGAGCCTCTCAAGGAGCGAGGGTTCTGGGTGGAACGTGAGGCTACCAAGGTCACGTTCACCCCTCCCTCGAAGGCCCGCACGAAGCTGTGGGACTTCACCTTGACCACGCCGAAGGGCACGGTCATTGTTATTGAATTCAAAGGCTGGTGGGACAGAGACACACGTCTGAAAGAGACCGAGGCGATCAAGCAGAACCCCGGTATCGACGTGCGCTACATCTTCTCGAATGCCCTTACTAAGATCTACAGAGGCTCACCCACTACCTATGGCGACTACTGTGCCAAGCACGGTATCCGCTTTGCCACACAGCACATTCCAATCGACTGGCTTCTCGAATGACTGTGAAGCTGGCCGAGATTATCAAGGCCAAATATGAGTCGAGTCCATGCACTGATTGCGGGGTTAGCTTCCCGTATGAGTGCATGGACTTTGACCACCTCGACCCTTCAGACAAGGAGTTTACCATTCGCCAGATCAGACTGTGGGTTGACAACCCGAGCAACAGACTCGTCATGAACACCGAACTCGCGAAGTGCGAATTCGTCTGCAAGAATTGTCACGCGACACGAACCAAGAATGCACGACAGGCTGGCCTCATCAATGATGGTCGCCCGCGAAAGGGAGAAGACGATGGATGATGCAAGCGTTGTCGGCCGCGAGCCGTGCCCCGACTGCAATTCAAGTGACAACCTCGCTCGTTACGGAGACGGTCACGCCTATTGCTTCGGGTACGGCTGCGGCAGGTACGAACGAGCCGATGGCCCCGCGGTAGAAGGAAGTAACCCCGTGTTGGAGCCGGGCGGATACGGACCCCTTATTAAGCGTGCCCTCAAGGAAGACACGCTCCGCAAGTATGATTATCGCATTGCCAGTCCCTACCACTACGCGACGTACCATGACGCGAAGGGTAAAGCTGTAGCGCAGAAACGACGAGGCGCTTCAAAGCAGTTTATGTGGATCGGCGAGGCGGACAAGACCGTGCTCTACGGACAACACCTCTTCGCTGGCGGCGGTAAGATGATCGTCGTCACGGAGGGCGAATTGGACGCTATGAGCATGGCACAGGCGCAGGACCTCAAGTGGCCTGCCGTCTCAGTCTCCGGTGGTGCTGCGGGTGCGTTCAAGTGCGTCCGCAACTCACTGGAGTGGCTCTCCACCTTCGAGCGCGTCGTCTTCATGTTCGATGCCGACGAGGCTGGTCAACAGGCTGCGATCCAGTGTGCAGAGCTACTACCCCCCGGCAGGGCGTTCATAGCTAAGCTCCCGCTGAAGGATGCCAACGCCATGTTGGTCGCCGGCCGCGAGGGCGAGCTGATCTCCGCACAGTGGAATGCTGTGCCTTACCGACCCGATGGCATCGTCCTTGGGATGGACCTTTGGGAGATCCTGAACGCGCCTGACCCGATACGTGAAGCGAGTTACCCGTTCTCTACACTCGACAAGAAACTCCACGGCCTCCGCCGCGGGGAGATCGTGTGTGTGGCAGCGGGCACCGGAGCGGGCAAGTCAACGCTCTGTCGCGAGCTAGCGTACAGTTTATTGTGTCAGGGAGAATCGGTCGGCTATATTGCACTCGAAGAATCTGTGAAGAAATCAGCTCAGGCTCTCATGAGTATCCATTTGAACCGACCGCTACATCTTGACCCCCTTGAAATGGACGACCCCGCACTGCGCGAGGCGTTCGACTTCACACAGGGCACGAACCGCATCAGTTACTACGACCACTTTGGTTCCACCGATTCCGACGTGCTCCTCTCCAAGATCCGATACATGGCGAAGGGACTGGAAGCACACTGGATAGTGTTGGATCATATCAGCATCATGGCTAGCGGCGACGACTCGCGAGATGGCGAGCGCGTGCTACTAGACAGGGCGATGACCAAGCTGGCATCGTTGTGCCGAGAGGTGAACGTCGGGCTCATCATCGTGTGCCACCTTCGCAAGGCGGGGGCAGGCGGGAAGAGTTTCGAGGAAGGTCACCAAGTCACACTCGCAGACCTGCGGGGGACGGCTGGCATCGGTCAGCTATCCGACATCGTGATCGCACAGGAAAGGAACCAACAGGTAGAGGATGACGCTGACGCGGAGTCCGCTGCCACCACCGTCCGGGTCCTGAAGAACAGGTTCTCCGGTGTCACTGGCGAGGCTGGGATGCTCGCCTACAACTTCAAGACAGGAAGGCTCACTGACTATGCCTACTTCCAAGACGAGTCCCAAGACGCTGACGAAACCGACGCTTTCTAGTAAGGTTTTGTTCGCCGAGTTCAAAGCTCTGACAACACGCTACCAGTACACGCTGGTCGCAGGCAGCGACGAGATCACCGAGCAGACCCGCATCCTACGTGCCGACAAGGTTGAAGAGACCTGTGAAGCACGGCTGCGGCTGGCTGACCGGGTACTCGGTGCTGCTCTCCAAGCGTGGGAGTTCGAGGTCAACCTTGAGCTTCACGACAAGCTCCAAGAGATTCGTGAAGAGACCGCGCTGTTGACCGCCAAGGACCCCATGTCAGGGGGGTACCACTAAATGATGCACTGCATCCGAGCATTCGCAACAGGATTGTTCTTCGGAGCGGGCGCCCTCGTGGCCTTCGTGCTCTACCAAGCGGTGAGCACTGCGTTCTGGTATTACGTGGCGAGCACAGCAATGGACTACGCCGAAGACGCTGACCATCGACAACAGATTGGGGAGATGTATGACTACTCAGATTCTATTCGACTTGGAGAGCGACGGACTCCTAGATACCGTTACCAAGATCCACTGTGGTAGCACGTTGAACCTGAACACGATGGAGCAGAGGAACTACGGACCGGATCAGCTCGAAGAGATGGCTGACCAACTCCTCCATGCTGACACACTAATAGGTCACAATATCTGTGGCTTCGATATTTTGCTGCTCGAAAAATTCATGGGCTTCGACCCTCTCAGGCACAAGTACCTCGACACTCTGAGCATGTCGCAGGCCATCTACCCCGGCTCTGCCCGCACCTCCACGCTACGACTGCTCGACATGAAGGCACGTGTCCTACCCCCCGAAATGTGGGGGCGGCACAGCCTTGAGGCATGGTCCCTCCGCTTGAAGCTGGGCGACGAGGGCAAGGCCAAGTACGATGGTGGCTGGGAGAACTACAGCCAAGAGATGATGGACTACTGTGCGCGAGACGTACTCGCCAACAAGAAGGTGCTCGACCACATGCTCACGAAGCAGTGGCCGCTGGCTGCTCATCACACCGAGTCGATGATGACGTACTACCTCGTCAAGCAAGAGCAGTACGGGGTAGGCTTCAACGAGAAGGTTGCGATCGAGCTGACCGCGGACCTCACTCAGCAGAGAGCCGACCTCACACGCGCCTTGCAGACCACCTTCCCACCCATCACCGTCAACGATGGGCCGGCGAAGAGATGGAAGAAGAACATGACCTGCCGGAAGTTTAAGCCCGGCGAGGAAGGATACTGGGAGCCCCGCGTCAAGGGTGAGCTGTATCAGAAGACCAAGGTTGAAGAGTTCAACCCCGGATCAACGCAGCACATCGCGAAGCGACTCACTGATCTCTACGATTGGGAGCCGCAGGACTTCACGCCCGGTGGGCAAGCACAAATCACGGACGACATACTCCGTGACCTACCGTGGGCAGAGGCGAAGCAGTGCGCTGACTATCAAGTGTTGAAGAAAGCTCTCGGCTACCTGTCCGAGGGCGAGAACGCATGGCTCAAGCTGTCAACGAACGGTCGCATCCACGGGCGGGTGAAGTCTACCGGTGCCGTGACCAACCGAGCCTCCCACTCTCAACCCAACCTCGCCAACGTCCCTAAGGTGGACAAGGCATACGGAAAAGAGTGTCGCCAGCTTTTCATTGCCGGCGGCGGCGACGTACCCATGAACTACGTGATGGTTGGGTGCGACGCTTCAAGTTTGCAGCTCTCCATCTACGCTCACTTCGTGGGCAGGTACGACGACGGTGCGCTGGCTGCGCTGTGTTCGGACAAGGACGGTGACCCCCACGAGTACATGCGAAAGATCAGTGGGCTCCACCTCCGTGAGTCGCAGAAGACTCTGACCTACGCGACGTGGTTCGGTGCTCAGAACTACAAGCAGGGCACCATCGTCATCGATGACTGGACCAAGGCTTACGCGTTGGGTCTCGTCGACGAGGCGCCTCCCTCCATCCGACACGCCGCGCAGCTTGGTAAGGCTGTTGACGTGAGGATGCGGACGAGCATGAAGGGCTTCAAGGAAATGAATCGTGCGTGCGAGAAGGCTGCGCGCCGCGGTCACATCCTCGCCCTTGATGGCAGGAAGATCCCGGTCAGCCAAGAGAGGCTGGCCCTGCTCACCCTGCTTCAAGGCAACGAAGCTGTCGTGATGAAGCGCGCCTACGTGCTAGCAATGCAAACACTCGAAGCGTCGATTGCCCTAGGTATGTGTCACCCTGTACTGTGGGTCCACGACGAAGTACAATTCGCAGTCGAACCAAGTCAT